ATTCACCATTCATGTATCCCCAAATGTTCCCGTGTCTGTATGAGTATGATGCACTATCCTTAGGTGTTTTGGACCTCAGAACACATGAGGTCCGGCTCGTCCAAGATAGTGGAAGTCTACCGCCATACAAAGTGTGTTCGGGAATGAATCTGTATACCTTTGAAGCCTCATACAATTGCATAGCCTTCCTCTCCTCCGTGCCAAATGCCTGAACCAGGATAGCACCGGCTCTTGACACCACGTGTCTCCCAAAGGGGGTCTGGCCATATGTTTCAAGCAAGAAGACTGGTTTCCTCGCTTTCTGGCCTCTGGACCGTGCGCGTGTGGATGGTTCTGGGAATTTGAGCCGGCCAGGTTTATGGGCCAACACAGTAGATCCATAGGTATTGGCAAGGGTCTGCACCTCTACCGTGGGCTCATATGACCATAGACTGTGAGACAAGTGATCCATCCAGGTGAGGGTAGCCTCAAGCAGAGGGGCTTTCTGGAAAGAAAATCCGAGACAATCATCAGGCTTTATGACCTTGTTTCGTATCCTCTGGGCTATGCGGCCTGCATTACGGGTTCTGGCTGATGCCATTGTGGCCCCGAGGCATTGTGACAACAGGCATGATTGGTGCTCATAACCCATGGCTATGAGCTTATCAATGTGGGACTTGATCATCTTAAGGGCTCGTTTATGCTGTGACTTCATGGAGATGGAAATGTGGCCTAATACAGTGAAGGCGGCATCCTTGGTATGCATGTTGACATTCTCACCTGCAGTATGATAATCACTTGCCATCTGCATCATGTGCGCGCGAACAAGCCCTCCAAGCATAGAGGCAGGACTTGTGAGTAGATCCTTCTGTGAGGCACCAAGAACTAGGCAGCTGGGGATCATCAGGCATAAGCTAAGACTCCTTCTTTCATCATCTTGAAGAGACCATCTTTGTTCTAGAGCATCAAGCTTCATCCTGTGAGCATAATACCCGGCACTCAGACCCATGCCAAACATAGCGACTGTTCTCGCATATGCGTGGCAATCTAGATAATCATTGATTAGAGACGGGGCGCATGGGCGAGTAAGCTGGGTTATCATCTCCCTGAACCCAAGAATCGGGCATGAAACACCAATACCATTGTCCTGTGAGTTGAACTCCCCGGCCGTGCCTGATGCTTTCTCTTTGGACAGATTGGGTAGCACACTAACCGATCGCAATGCAATTTTCCTACATTCTCGTTGCAGCTGTAGGAAAATATGACACGCTCTTTGGCGTTCTGAGCGTGTGAATTGATCACTTGTTTCCTGGTTCTCCATGCCCGCTACTATGGTTGAGTCATCAGAAGTGACAAGCGGAATCCCTTTGACATATGCACGCTTCCCGGATACGTATATTTGTGCCCTCTTTGCCGCATCAATAGACAACAATAATGCCCCCCCATGCTCAATACTCATGCCCACATGCGACATCCCCTGACCAGTATGGCTAGAAGTACAATACCATTTGAGACTCTCAACCCCATAGGTCCCGGCTTTTGGCATTGTTTCAACCCAGTTTTTGGTGTACTGCAGCTGCCTTATCTCCTCTGGGCTAGTGCATACTTCGAGACGTTTTTTAATCTCGCCTAACACTGAAGTATCTAGAATCATCCTCCTGGATGCAAGCCTAGTATACACTGCAGCTGCGGATGCTAGATGTGAACTACCACCAAC